TTGCTGCCCCACCACTACCATCACTGCCTCTTGCTGGATCCAGGAAAATCTTCTGACTGTCCTGGCTGAACGGTAATGAATCCGCTCCATAGCTGGCCATTATGTCACCTCATGGCCAAAGATGAACCGGAAGTCATCCCAGCCAAAGCTGTAGCGCATGTAGCCACGATAACGGGCAACCAGGTTATAGTCACTGTTTGGATCCAAGCCCAACTCAGCCCGCACACGCCAGAACCAGAGCATATGTTCCACCGACATGCTGGGGTCAAGCATGAACCAGTTGTTGGCATCCGTAAGATACGGGTCAACACGGGTCACAAGAGGCTGGCTGTTGAGGAAGTTGGCATCGTTGTCATTTCCACCAGGCTTGTTGATGGCGTTGGTGATCTCATAGGCTTTGGCTTCCAGTTCAATGGGGACATACAGGGCACGCAGGATAACCGGCAGGGGATTACCACGGTCATCCTCAAACCGCTTGCCCGCCTGGATCGTGCTAACCACAGAGGCATAGGAAAGAGGACTTGTCCCACGATTACTGATAAGGGTCAATAGATCGTTAGGACGATTGGGGTGTGACGCTGAGCAAAGAGCAACTCCATCTGCTCCCAGGACAGAAGCAGAAAATGCATTGTTGAAGATGCTGGAGCGATGAGTTGCGATTGTGGTACCAAAGCTTCCCCCCAGCCCACGGGCTCTACGTCGGATATTCCCCTTTTGATCATCATCCCACAGCTTGCGCTCAATTGCTACGCCCTTGGCATATTCCTTGTGGGTGAAGAACGTTTCGTACAGGGGGTTGAAAGTATCATAGGCGATATTGGCACTTGAGCCAGGAACAAGAGCAGTATCAGCATTGTATTCAGGTACCAACCCGAAATCCCCGATACCCTGGGAACTTTCCTGGCTTGAGGTTGATGTCTCCGTGCCATAAAAAGCTTCAGCTGGCGAGGAGATTGAGGACATCTTCTGGAACCATTCCTTGCGGACGATGGGCAGAAGGAAACGTGGCCACTGTTCAGAAATTATAGGAGTTGTAGGCATTATTCATTCTCCTTATTGCATTGCCATCTTGGCCGCGTTGACTACACAATGGACAGTCAAGCCAGCATTCTCGGTGAACCAGATCGAAAGACAGCCACCAGAACTATCCCCAAAGTCCATTGATCCATCTGAGTTGAAGTCATAGGTCTTGCCGCTGAAGCCATCAGCCCCAGAAGCATCCGCATCAGACGTGCCCTTGATAACATCACCAGGGCGGATAGGGATGACCTTGATCGGGTCATTCGCTGTCAGTGCTGCCGCAGTTTTCTCCGCAGCCAGTCCAAGGAAGAGAACAGCCGATGCGGTTGCCTCATCTACCTGTCCACTGGCTATAACCAGGGCAGTGCCCTCCAGGGTCTCAAGATTGCTTGAGGCAGGAAGGGTTATTGGATTGGCGGGCGGAAGCCCGTACAAATTTGTTTCATACTCCCAAGTATAAGCAGGAGCAGCCATATTGTATCTCCTTTATTTCTCAAGTTCAGGCTCTTTCTTTTTTGAGCCTGTTTTGAAGGGCTCTTCAGACACACCCTTTTTGAAGTTGGAATATTCCTCAGGGGTCATATCATAAGCCTTCGCCATCAGAGCCTCATCACTGGTCAATTCAACAATTGGTTCGTCCTTTTTCGCACCACGTTTGCCCGCCCCAATATCCTGAGCAATCGGCTTCAGCAACACAGCTTTGTTTTTGGAAATCCAACTCAGCTGCTGTGAGGTAGTGAGTTCACTCGGAACAAGCTTGCGCATCTCTTCAGGAATTTCATCAAGCTGCGCATCCAGGTTTTCCTTCAGCGTCTTCTCACACCCATCAACCTTATCTGCCTTACCTTTGAGATCATCCAATTCCTGTTGACGCTTCTCAGCTAGCTCTTTCCACTTTCCCTGCTCAGCAAGGGCAGCTGCTTCAGCAGCTTGTCGTTTCTCTTCAAGCACACGCAACTTCTCTTCAGCAGAGTGCCTCTTGTTGATCTCATCATCCAATCGCCCCTTTGGAACCATGTGCTCCTGATTTTCCGTTTTTGACGCATCCGCTGCGGCAAGAGCAGTCTTTTCCTCTGGTGTGCGATCTGCCTCAGGTTTCTTTCTTACAGCATCCAAATCTATAGCCATTGTGGTTTCCTTTCGTTTTTATCGGGCAACGACCCGTGTGGAATAAAATAGCACACCGCTCAACAAGTAGGAATGACCAATAAACCTACTCAGCTGAACGGCGTGCCTTGCGGACTACCAAACTGAATTATACTACGGTTTTGAGACTGGGGCAGCTTTCTGATCTAGTTTGGCTGCTTTATATTGTTCCCGAATTTGTGCGGTGGTAGGGGACATCCCTCGAATACGCTCAATAGCATCCACCATCATAAGCAATGCCTGACGGATTGCATCCAGGAACAATTTTACCTTCTGTTCATCCAGCCAGCCCGCAGCCTTACTATTCATCACTGGGTGTAGTTTCCTTTTCAAGCATATCCCGTAAGGTATCCTTGACAACAGGCTCCTGACGGGTAATTGGCTCAGGATCATACAACCCTTCATCCTTAGCAGCTACCACAGGGGGTCTGCCCTTGGGAGAAAATTCGGAACATGTTCCATAATCTGCCATATGCTTGCGATAGAAAGAGGATGCTGGATTCATACAGGTTGGCCCACGCCAATCACCCGTCTTTAGAAATTTGCACTTGATACAGATACGATCTTCCTCAGCTACCTGAGGAGCCGCTGCCGAGGTGAATCCAAAGTCAGCAGTGATGACTTGCTTTTCCTTCTTATCTTTTTTGGTTGCCATCTTTTTATTCTCCTTTACTGAATATGTACAATGGCCAGGATGAGAGAACATATTCCCAATACTATCATTAGGAAGGGAAAGCTGATCTCAAATGCCCACAGGGTGATGGCCACATAGAACACAATCGTCACAATCTTTATAAACATTCGGGGCTCCTTTTCTACTTGGGTTGATTTCTTTGATAGAAGGCTTGAGCACCTTCTTCACCAAACACATCCTTTAGACTTCCTTCAACAACTTGTCTTCCAAATACACTGTCCTGATGATCCTTCACAAACTGTGAAAGAGAAGTTCCTGCTTGAAACGCATTCCACTTGCCAGGGCTCTTTACAAAAGATGCTTGTTGAAGCTGGCGGGCGGGGGATAGACTATTGAACCAGTCAGTCCCAGTCTGGAAGGGGACAAACTGACGATTGCCTGGAGTACTTTCTGCTTGCATTAGTTCAGGCAATGGGCGGCCACCTGGCACAACATAATATTCTGTGCATCTGCCACGATAGTGATCATCAATCCGTTGTCCTGGCTCCAATTCAGTTCCATGAAGAGCAATACATGTAAGACATGTCCGTTGATCCAGAGTGGCAATACGGATTTTCTTAGTAATAAATTTTCCATTTATCTTCTCCATTGCCAGGCTGGCTTCACGATAGGAAGTCAGTTGTAAGGTTAGCATAAGATTTTCAGAAGCACTTTGAGGAATATTTATAGCAAGCACACGAACCTTTTGAGCGACTGCTGACGGGCTGGCGCCTGAATTGATTTCTTGTATGATTGTATCCCGTGTTAGATCGGCGTATCCATCCCCCCACTTGTCCATACGTTCCCTCCATGCATCACTGTCCACAAAGTTAGTGACCGCAGGTTCTGTTGGGTTCGGGATAGGTAGGGTCATTCTGTCTTCCATGGGATGCCCTTTGAGAAAAGGACATTGCGATATTCAGCAAGGGCAATTGAGGAAACAGGGTCATGCCCAATCCCTACCTGATGATTGGCAAGAGGCAGAAATACTTTAGCAGTTACTGTCGGGATAGCCACAGCCACCCCACTTGCCTGGATAGCTTGAGAATTGGCATCTATAAGAAAAGCAACTGTCTTGAAAGTTCCTCTCATAACTTCCATAACCTTCAGCAATACAGCATTGTCTGGCTTGATACTCTCTTCCTTATCTTCTAATCGTTGGACTTCCTGATCTAGCTCAGCAAGAGCCTTTTGAAGCTGGGATGTGGGGGCAGTGGTTAGTAGGTGGATCTGTGCAGAGACCCGTCCAGCCGTTTTGTTATATGCCTTCCTCAAAGCCAGATCAGCATAGTCACGAATAGAGATAGGATCAGCCATTGTGTACCTAAGGTTTCCAGAGTATCATAATCTTGCCACTGCCTTCATATACTATGTAGCCTTTGAAGTGTAGTCGCTGAAGGGTGGCACCAATCCGTCCATAATTTTGAGGGATGGCCTTTTGGATGTCCATATTGTTTGGTGGCCATCCTTTCTTCTTGTGATAAGCAATTATGAATTCGAGTATCCTGCGCTCGTTTGGTTTTAGAACCATCATTAGAGGAGTGTGTCCAGATATACATACGTATCAATACATAGTCATACAATGGGATACTTAGAAGAGCCGGGCAACTCCTCATTATATCACGGGCTGGGTAACCCCAGCTGCTCCCACTAGGGTCTCAAGCACATCTTGTTGCTGCTGCTGAGCCCTGAGTGACTCTTCCTTTACTTGAGCCTGAGCCATCCCAAGCAAGGCACCTATCTTGGTGCGATAGAACTCATCATCCCATAATCCTGGAGCTTCCTTTCTCATTTGGATTAGTACAGCAATCTGGCCAGCTACATCCAGAAGCTCAGCAGGTTTCCAATTGACCACAGTAACCTGGATGACTTTTGGAACGGGGGGAATTGTTATTGCTAAGGTAAAAGTATTCTGTATAGCTGCTGTAAGCTGGATAAGCTCTTTTATAGCGTCAGTATTCTCATTCTGAAATCTCTCACACTTACCAATCAGCCCAATCTCTAGCTGCTTGAGAGCTTCACCACTCAATACTCCTTCTGTGGTGACCCCATAGATTGGGGTTTGGGCAATCTGAGATATTTCACGTGCGAGTTTGTCAATCTGAGTAATGTACTGGCTGATATCTGTTTCCTCAAACTCCCCCACCTTCACTGCCTCCAGAAATTTAGCCTCATTCTCATCCACCGAGGTAAGAACATTCCCTTGTTCATCCTTCAGCACTAGGTTAATAACTGCCCCAGGAACTATTCCTGAGGCATCAATAGGAATTCCGATTGACCACTTTATACGGAAGGCAGAAAACTCACTGGCCATTACCATACTGTAGATCGTTCGGTTGAGAACATCCTGCAACGGGATAGCTGGCCTGACCTCACTCTTCCCTACAGATGAATAATTTGAATAACGATTCACAAAATGTATAATAGGGACTGATCCAACCGCCCAGGGCAGCCGATTGCCTAGGGTATCCTGGACTTCACCAAACCCATTCTCCATGTTGATTACCTGCTGAGTAGTAATACGTTTATCCGGTTCAACTTCATCCCCACCCTCCTTGCCTACCCAATAGGTTACAACATCAGGCTGGTATACTACCAGGCGCATGGTTGACTCTTCCGTATCTGCTAAGGCTCCTTCAACCGTTTCTGCCCAAAGCTTACATGCCCAGATCGGTGTACGGCTAAAACTATCGAACAAGGCTACAATCCCATCAAACCCATCATAAGCAGGTTCACTTGACCATAGAAGGGTCTGAGGGTCTATCATCATAAAGCTTTCCCCATCACGGACTGCCCCAGCAAAGACAGTTCCCTGGATAGCCTTCCACATATTGCGCTGTAGAATAAAGGACAACCAACCTTTGTCCAAAGCATCATCCCCTGTTGAGATTTCAGTTACCTGTAATCTGCCGGCCATCTTATCAACTATGATCTGACAATAGTTATCGTTGAAATCATCTATGTTTGAGGCATCCGTCTTTAGCCTCAGCATAT